AAAATTATGACAATAAAGATAATTATGTAAGTGTTTTTGACCCCGCTTTATGTGAAGTCATTTACAGATGGTTTTGTAAAGACGGTGGAAAAATTATTGACCCATTTGCAGGTGGTAGTGTTCGTGGAATTGTTGCTAACTATTTAGGCTATAAATATACAGGTATTGATATACGACAAGAACAAATAGATAGCAATCGTAAGCAAGGTTTAGATATTTTAGAAGTCAATAACCAACCAAATTGGTATGTTGGCGATAGCAACGAATTGCTAGATAGTAAATGGAATGATGAATTTGACTTAGTGTTTAGTTGCCCACCTTATGCCGACTTAGAGGTATATAGCAATTTAGAGGGTGACATAAGCAATAAACCGTATGCCGAGTTTTTGTCTTTATACGAAACAATAATCGCTAAAAGTTGCAAATTGCTTAAACAAGATGGCTACGCTTGTTTTGTTGTGGGAGAAGTTAGGGATAAAAACGGATATTACATCGGGTTTGTGCCTGACACGATTCGAGCATTTGAAAAGTGTGGCATGAAGTTTTACAACGAAGCAATATTGCTAAACCCCGTGGCAAGTGCAAGTATGAGAGCAAACGGCAACATGAAGACCGAAAAGTTAGTAAAAATTCATCAAAATGTTTTGGTGTTTAAAAAAGTATTTACATCGGCTTTTGATGGGAGGGTTGTGTGGTGAGTGAAAATCATAAAAAATTCCTTTCGCATTTAAACGAAAGCCAAAATTCAGTTTGGGTAGTTGCTAAATTTCTTAATTCTTTTGGGTATAACGTAACTGTAAATGCCTCAGGCCAAGCAAAAGAAGCTAAAGACTGGCAATCGTTTGTTGATAATGGTGATTTGTTAATTCAACAAAGGGTTGAGGTTAAATCGCTATCTGCTAATTTTACAAACGCAAATGATTGGCAATTTGGAAGTAAATTTATTGTATGCGCTAAACATTCTTTTGATAACTCGATTCCAAAACCATACCTTTATATTTATTTAAATAAAAACAAAACTCATGCGGCATTTGTTTTGTCTCACACATCTTCTAAATGGTACGTAGAAACAAGAAAAGACAGCAGATATAGCAACGTTGAACAAGAATTTTATTTTTGTCCATTAGATTTGGTTGTGTTTAGTGAGTTTAACAATGCTTAGACTTTACCAACAACGAGCCATAGACGAACTCTACGCATGGTTACGCACCAACAAAGGAAACCCATGCTTAGTCATGCCAACGGGTTCAGGCAAGAGCCATGTGATTGCAGCGCTGTGTAAGAATGCTTTGCAACAATGGCCACAAACCCGCATCTTAATGCTTACTCATGTCAAGGAATTAATCGAGCAGAACTCTCAAAAGATGCGCCAACATTGGGCTAACGCACCGATGGGGATTTATAGTGCAAGCATTGGCAAGAGACAAGTAGACGCCATCACTTTTGCGGGTATTCAAACGGTACGCAACAAGGCATCAAAACTAGGGCATATTGACCTTTGCATTATTGATGAGTGCCATTTAGTGTCACATAAAGATGAGGGTAGTTATAGAACGCTTATAAACGATCTTAAAGCGATTAACCCCGCATTAAGGGTAATTGGTTTGACCGCATCGCCGTATCGTCTTGGGCACGGTTTAATCACCGAGGGCGATGCTTTGTTTGATGATCTGATTGAACCCGTTAGCATTGAAGAATTGATCTATCTTAACCATTTAGCACCGTTACGATCTAAAGTCACCACGCTCAATTACGATCTATCCAAAGTCCATAAACGCGGAGGCGAATACATTGAGTCCGAGTTGCAACAAGTAATGAACAATTCAGACAAAAACATTAAGGTCGTGCGCGAAATATTGTCTTTGGCGGGTGATCGGAAGGCTTGGTTATTGTTTTGTTCGGGCGTTGACCACGCGCATCAATTATCGCAATTGTTGAACGCGCACAATATACCTTCCGCTTGCGTAGACGGTGGCACACCAAAGGTGGAACGTGAGCGCATATTGAACGACTTTAAGTCAGGTAAATTGCAAGCGATTACTAACTGTTCGGTGCTAACAACAGGATTCGACCACCCTGACATTGATTTAATCGCTATGATTCGACCTACCATGAGCCCTTCCTTGTACGTGCAAATGGCGGGTCGCGGTATGCGCCCTAAATCACATACCGACCATTGCCTAGTCCTAGACTTCGCAGGCGTGGTCGCTCAACATGGCCCGATCACGGCTGTGCAACCGCCAAAGAAAAGTGGCGATGGCAATGGCGATGCCCCCGTGCGTATCTGCGACAACTGTCACGAGATATGTCACGCAAGCGCGACAGTTTGCCCCGCATGTGGTCATGCGTTCCCGCCCCCGAAAGAAAAACAATTTAAATTGCATGATGATGACATTATGGGCATTGAGGGCAATGACTTGCAAGTAACCTCTTGGGTGTGGCGCAATCATACGAGCAAGACAAGTGGTAAAGAGATGTTAGCCGTGACGTATTACGGCAATCTAAGCGATAAACCAGTGCGCGAATACTTTGCCATTACCCATGACGGTTACGCTCGACAGAGAGCCTTACAGAGCCTTGCAGATATATCTAAAGAAGCCAAAGCAATTGACGGAGCGTTAAACGTAGACACTATTGATGAAATGGCGCTAAATTTAAATAGTGCTACGCCACCCTCAATTGTTCAATACAAGAAAGAGGGTAAATTTGAGAAAGTACTTAGGAGGTATTGGGCATGACCGAAGACCAAGAACAGATGTTATTCGTGCAATGGTGGAGACGCAATCGAGATGAACGTATATTTGCTATTCCTATGGGCGGTCACAGACACCCCGCCGTTGCTATGAAGTTAAAGGCAACAGGTAGTGTGGCAGGAATCCCCGACCTTTTCGTGCCTGCCTTGCACCTTTGGATAGAGATGAAGCGCCAAACAGGTGGGCGATTATCCCCCGTACAAAAGGATTGGATTGCCTACCTGACTAGCATTGGTGATACCGTCATTGTTGGCTTTGGTTGGGAAGACGCTGTGGCTAAAGTGCAAATACTAGGGTTTGTCCCTACAAAATAGTCACACAGGTGTTTACTTTTGGGTTAATATTTGTTTGTTGATTTAACGAATAGGAGAAAAAAATGCACCCATCAGGCTTAACACTAGACCGTTGGAATTACCCATTTAAGACTGATGCAGAACGCGTATTAGTTCGCATTTGGCTAAATTATGGGCTTGACGATTACGTAACGGAGTTTTAAATGAACGACATAGAACGCAAGTTCCTAGAAATCTACGGTGAATTCAACTTGACCATTAAAGACCCTGCATATCGGGTGTTTAAATCAGGTTGGGAAGAGGCGAGTAAATTGACACGACTTGATGACTGTGAGATTGATAAGTTGCTTAGACGTGTAACCATTGAAGCAGACGACCTAAATATGTTGTACGTAACAGAGTCAGGAATGAAAGTGTTTGCTAGGCAGATTGAGAAGTTGATAAAGGAAAAGAACACATGAACCGCTACATAGTAAGAGCCAAAAGAATTCAGACCGTTGAGATTATGGTCACAGGTTGGGATGAAGACGATGCCTTTGATACCGCAATGGCGTCAACCGATTGGGATGTAATCGACACGGGTGAGCCTGACGATGGATTTGTAACAGACGTAACATATGACCACAACTATCAGGAGGAAGCATGAAAACAGTATTCGTAAACATACGCATGACACCAGAGATGCGAGCAATGATTAAACAGTTGGCAGATGCAGAGTGTAGGAGCGTTTCGGCACAAATTAACTTTATGCTTACAGCGTTGATTTATGCTTACAGCGTTGATTAAGAAATGACGCCTAGTCAACGCACAATAGCGCACCTACGCAAACTAGGCTATCAAACAGCTAATGTGGAGCATTACAACTACTTCACCAAGCGTAAGCATGACCTGTTTGGCTGCATTGACATACTAGCAATTGGTAACAATGAAACCTTAGCAGTCCAAGTTACTAGCAAAAGCAACATGTCATCACGCATTAAAAAAATTGAGGAGAGCGAGGCATTACCTGAGATGTTGCGATCTAACTGGCGTGTCATCGTGCATGGGTGGTTTCGCAAAGAAAACGGTAGGTATGAATTAAAGGAATTTGAATTTTAGCAATAGGGGTAAATACCTATGTATTTATTTCCAACACAAATTTAATATTTAGTTTCACAAGGAGATTATAAAAATGAAATCAGACCACAATTACGGTTACTTTGCCGACCTATCACACCCTAACTGGACGGGTCGCACATTGCGTGAAAGCATCGGTGGCGAATATTCCCGTGACTACTCAAAATCAAAACGCGTTCCGACAGTTGCATACGTTGTTGCATTTGTTGCATTTATGACTTTATTGACAGCTAACTTTATTTGAGGCGACTATGACAGCTAATAACAAACAAATTGGCGGTAACCACTACAAAACCCCCATAGAACCGTGGGACGCAATTGTAGCCTGGGAGTTGGGCTACTTGGACGGGTCAGCAGTTAAGTATCTATCTCGGTGGCGCAAAAAGGGTGGGGTCGATGATCTTCGCAAGGCAGCGCACTTTATAGAGAAGTTGATAGAGATAGAAACAAAACTCGTTGAGTGACATCATATGAAGTTTATAGCCGTCACTTTTGTTGTGGTAATTTTTATATGGACTACCTTACTTATTTGGAGCCTTCATTATGCGTAAAAGAGTAGTGGACTACGATACCGTTGTAAACTTTTGCAAAATACCTCGCACTATTAAAGAACTCAGCACAAAGTTCAATTTAACGGGTGGTCAATCAAACAAGGTGATGCGAAACCTTATCAATGAAAAACGTGTTTTGATGGAAAAGATGTCGGGCAACGGTGCGATTAAAAATGTTTACGTTGACCCGAACTATTCCGACTTACATGATTTAGCGCCAAAAGAATATACCTATGATGCGTTACCCGCTCATGACCCGTTCGGTTGGTGCAAAGGAGCAAGAAATGCTAGATGAAATTAAAGGATACAAAGAACTTATAAGCGCTGTAATTAATCGTGCGGTTTTAGACTCTTTAGCACAACCGAGTGCAACTCAAAAGTTTGCCCCTGTTGCCAAAGACGCAATGGAGTTTTTGCTCGGTGATAACATTGGTTTGTACTTAGAGTTTTTAGACATTGACCCTAAGTACTTTCAAGAAAAACTTATTAACAATATGTTTGATGATAATCAAGATGTACATTTTAGTCCGACCAAAAAACGCATGTTTCGCATCAATTACAAACGGTACATACAAGAAAAAAACCGCGATTTAATCCTTGCATCTACTTACATTGGCTAATTTTATGAAATGCCTATCTAAAGGTTGTACCAATACTTCATTGCTTATGACAGTTGAGTTATGTTATCCGTGTTCGCAATTAATTGAACAAGGTTGCGCTGAGTGTGGCGTTAAAGCAAGTGACGGCTATGCGCTTTACTGTGTCAAGTGTAGTGAGCCTATACGTGACTGGATAGGGCTGACAAAAGATGAAGTGGACTTATGGCAATTGCCCAAATCGCCAACCGTGTTTGAGTTTTGTCAGTTTGTTGAAGCCAAAGTAAAGGAAAAGAATACATGTCGCTAAAATTTAAAAATGCAACCATATCATAATCTTGTGTACTCGCAACATACATAAGTGGATATACTTTTTTACCTGTGGCGAATCGTTGGGAATTAGCGACCCAATAGTTTATTTATTCTCAGAAAATCGTGCTTTATCGAGGATTCGCCACACCACACACAGCGTTAAATATATCAATGAACCGTGCGCCTGATTCTA